CGACGCTACCTGCGGCCAAAGCACAACCCGTGTTCCTCACCCGCCGGGATCATTAGACCCGGGAGAGTGAGTCGCTCCACATGTGAATGTGAAGCGGAACACTCACCACTGGCTCTCGCCAGTGGACCCACTTCCGTCTGTAACGATGACTGGAAATGGTGTACCTACTTCTGCAAACGCAACCTGCTGGGGGATTCCCTCTCTGATACCAATCAAGGTATCGTTTAGAGAGAGAGCTCTTAGCAGACCAAGCTTCAGCAGGATGTTGACCACGACCTAAGGTATCTAAATACCAAAGGAAAAGTGATCGCATCCCGTATTCATTCTTCGGTTCGGCTACGGGAACGTAGCTCTTGAACTTAGGAGTGAATGGCTGTCGTTTGATAGAGTTGCGGATCAGTTTCAACTTCCGAGCAGTCTGGATGTCAACCCAGATGCCCGAGGTTGAGTTTTCATTAAACGGCACAAGTGGTAATGAGTACTCGGCGGTTAAGCCAAGTAACATTTTCCACAAGTCACCTTCAGGTATCGCTATAGTCGCGAGACTATTAACGAGATGACAAATCATAGCCTTGCGGCTATCGATTTCACGCACGTAAACGGGCGTGATGTCAATCCCTGAGAACCAATTCGAGCCACAAGACTCCCTAAAGGGACCCTCTGTGAAACTCTTATCGGTGTTTAATTGAAAACCAATAAACTGAAGTAGTGCTTTCAACTTTTCAACGAGTTCAGTTTCTATGATGATATCATCACCATATACGCTGTATCGTTTAGAGCCTACGGCACGACAAGCAGAAGCAAAAACCAAAGTTTCCAAACCGAACGTGCAGCCGTTCCCCATACTGGAGAACTTAGCATATTCGACGGAGACTTCACCCCTGGACCGCGTACAGCGGATAGAATTAATGTAGTTAAACCAGCTCCTCGGAAGGAGCCAGGCTACCGCATTAAAGCTAAGGGTGTCGCTAGCCATTGAGAGATCGATCGTGGCAAGATTGCCTTTGACCGAGCCTTCTCTAGCTAGTTCCTGGTTTTTGGATTGGTCCGACAGATTGATTCCAATCCGTCGGAGACGTCTTTTAACGTATGTATCAAATGCGAGTTGAAGGAAAACATTCCCTTCAGGTTCACAAGCGATACTACGATGCGTCTTCCAATTTTTAGGTACAAACTCCACACGATTAGCAAGCGTCTCTTTTACCTTTATACGACCATATCCGAACCATTCGGACAGGGCGTTAAGATATTTAGACGCCGACGGGTTTGCGTACGGCCTCTTCGAAACACGAAGATGCGGCAAGCTTTCCCGTCTGCTTTTCGTTGAAGTGGCGCCTGCAGTTACGCGCACAAGACCTGGAAGTTTATCCAGGAAAGTGTCGTGGTCACCTAGGATGCGGTGAAGGTCTCTCTCCATTCTGGACATATATTTTTCAAGATCGGGATCTAAACGATCGCGCTTGAAGAAATAGTGTTCCAGGCGACGGTTTGCGATACGGCACAGCTTCTCTCCCCTCTCGAAAGAGGAGATTGCAGCTGCCCGACATCGCTCTTCGTCGGAGAAAGATTTGTTCTTTTTAAAGAACGCCTCCACTTGCATTAAGGTGCGCCACGAGTCCATCCCTGACAATGCTGGGGAGGACAACGTAGTGCAGGTAGCCAGAGCTTCTAAGTCTCTATTTCTCAGTTTCCCGAGAAGTAGATCATAGAGAGGCTCTGGCAAAGTGCCTTTGACGTCACGAAGATAACTTCGACATAAGTCGTAGGTTAACTTTAAAGTGTCCATTGCGGACTCCTTTTATTAGTGTAAACGACCTGAGTTAATATTGCATAGACTCAGGCTCAAGAAGTACATCTTGTGACCTAGTAACAAATTGTGCGAGTTCTTCTTCTTTTGAAAGATCATCTTTCGGACCACATAAGTGGTCGGCAGAGTCTTCCTCAGAGCAAGAATTTTTCGGATCATAATCGATGTCGATTCCACTTCCGTGGAATTTAAACGCCGAACATGCTCCTAGCGCAAACATTACTAATAGTCCCAAGAAAATACCGGCCAGGTTATACTCTAACTTAGCCATTCTTGAGTATCCACAGTGTTGGCAAATTCATCACCAGCGACGATGTCGCGAATGATGGCCAGCGCAGCGGTTACGTCTGCAGCAATCCCAGATTTGGGACGGCGAACAGTTACACTAAAAGTGACATTTTGCTGGAGAAGAGCACCATCACTGTCCTCGGTTGAGGACAGAACTGTGATGGTATCTTCGACAATCTCTTGATTGCCAGCTGGCACACGCCGCTTCTGGAGCACCAAGCGAGGTTCACTCGCTGTGTGACCAGTGTACGTGTACGTACGGGAGTTCCCATTATCGGAAAACTCCGTGAGCGCAGTCGTCATGGCTGCCATCTTACTTTCTCCTAGATAACTGTTGAAGAACGAGGGCTATAAGGTCTACGACCTTTAAGTCATCGAGCCGCAACAGTATTGACGGTGTGTAAGACACGGTAGTAGGAGTTCTTACAGTTCGCACAGCGTGACAGCGTGTTTCGTAGATATGAGAAACTTCAGACCAACTTGCATTAGGGTCAAAATCGACACTAAGCAAGGTGCGTTTAAGTTCTACTCTGTATCCACGAGCTGCCACGTATTTCTGTGTTAATGTAAGGAATGACATGGACTCAAGCCAAGCACCCACATTCACGAACCAATCTATAACAAAGCTATATGGGATTAACTCCCACTTTGTCAAGATCGGATTAAACGTGAAATCAGGGGGCTTGATATCGGCGATGACGTTTCCTCGAAGACTATAATACAATTCATCTCTGAAATTGTAAGTATAGTCACCATATCCTGCGGACGCATTCGCGCTCCACAGGGTGGTCTCGGATCCGCCTTCTCCGTTACGTTGCTTGAATCTTTCTCGACTAACATCTAACTGTGATAAAACTTGCGCGAGTTCTTTAAGCTCGAACATGAGTATCCTCCAGCCGTAACGACCTTGCAACCATTGGTTGTAGATGTCACGCTTCTGGGCCAGATCTTTAAGACTTTTTCCAAAGTTTTTAAACATGTGGACAGTTTTATGCAATTCCGCTACGAAAGTAAGGGCATCAAAGCCTTGGCTATAAATATAAGCCGCAGCATTGGTAACCCAAGCTTGTGAACGAGTCTCGAGATCGAGATCGATCACAATCTGATCGAGCTCTTGTTGACTAATGAGCCAGTTTGAAGGAGACTTTGGTTTCGTGTTAACATATACATCACCAGATGGTGCTTTGGTGTATGTACGTGTACACGTATTAACCCCAGTCACTTCATTCTGTTCCCATGAAGTCATTGGCAAGAGTTCGCCAGCTTTCTTGCGGGCATGATAGTCTGGGGTGTTCTCACCTGCATGAGAGTAGAAATCTACTCCTTGCGTGTAAGGACTTGGTCCAGTATGCGGAGCACCGTTTTTGGTTTCATAACCATCAGCGGACACTCCACTTGGATCACCCAGATATTTAATGCGAGAAGTCATTCTATGTAACTCCTATTTGTTCCAGTTGCCCCGTTTAGCAACCGGGTGTCTGGAGTCCGATATTGGAAAACGCTGAGAAGCGTTCTGACCCCTCCGAACGGAG